AAATTTTAAATATCTTGCTGTATAATTTCCTATAACAAATGTTTGAAAAGATGTAAATGTTAAATTATCATCTGAAGTTGCAATTTCTAAATGAGCATCTGAGTTAGCTGGTGCATCACCATCGAAATTAGATTTTCCACTGTCGAAGTTTCCGCTTCTATTGTCAAAGAGGTCATCTGGGTTTCTAGCTGTTTGAGTTAATGAAGCTGTAACTCTTACTGTGTGTTTAGCACCTATATCAACTACATTAGCAAACTCATAATTTCCTGTTGATAAAAAATCTGCATTAGAAACTCCTGAATCAAAAAATCTTGTAGCCTCATCATCGAAATCTCCACTTGCACTATCAAAAAGCTCACTTGAATCTAATATCAATGAGCCATCAGACAAAACTACATCATTTTTAGTTCCAGAAAATGTAGGATGTTCGTTAATTGTAGTTATAGCATTAAAATTTGTAACACTTGTAACGTTTGAAATAACTGCGGTAGCATTTGAGGAAAAATTTCCTAGCTTATCAACAGCTTTTATCAGATAAGTGCCAACTCTAGCTGGAACAGTTATTGAAGTTGCTGGTCTTGAAACTTTTGTAACTAAATTAACTGAGTTAATCCACTCAGCAGATCCATCAGTTTTGGAAGAAAATCTTATTTGATAAAAAGCTAAATCTAAATCTGGTACAGCATCATAACTTAAATGTGCGTCTTGACCTGAAACATTACAAGTAAAGTTTTCAACATCTGATGGTGGCAAAATTGCTCCAACAATTTGTCTTTGTGCTGATACATAAGTAGATGAAACTCCTAAAGTATTCACAGCTTTTACTCTTACATCATAAGTAGATTGGTCAATTACATTTAAAACTCTATGATTTAATCCTGAACCTTGTGCATAGATAATAAAATTTGAATCTGTGCTAAGTTTGTATTCTACTTGGTAGAAATCTATAAATTTATCTGTAGAAGCACCTATCAATACATCTAAAGCAACGATTACAGTTCCATCATTATATTCGATAAGTTGGTCACTCAGAGTAACACTAGCTGGTGGTTGGATAGTAAATGGATTTGGTAAATTTGTTGTTGGGATATTAGGTTGTACTTTTTTAGAAGCCCAAGAATAAATACTATCTTGATGTTCTATTAAAGCTAATCCTATGGTATAATCTTGATTGAATGTTGCTCCCATTACACGAAATGCTTTAGCTGAAAATCCAAGTGAGCTGTGTGTAATATTAACAATATCTCCAATGGCTAGATCGTATGCTTTAGCACTTGCATTGATTGTTATTCTTTTTCCTTGTCTAGAACGTCTTAAAATAATCTCAGCCATTTCTTCCGCCTGATACGGACTTGTGATCGTCTTAAAATCAAATTTTCCCTCTAACAAAAATCCACCATCTTCAGTTTTCATCGTTGCGTGTTTATCTGCTGTTGCAATACTTGATTCATCAATCGGAGGAAATTGTACCTGATCAACTTGAAAATTACGATCTGGATTAATAAATGAAGCTATAACTCTATTGTACTTATTATTTTTGTTTTCACTCTCTAATTTTATTCCACCAAATATATCATCTTCTGTTAAAGTTATACTAGCTGATCCTGTTGTTTCTATTATTAATTTATATTTACCACTTGAATAAGGTAAAAAACCTCTACAACCTTGTATCAACTCTCTTACATTTTCAATAACTTTTTTTGATGTATCTAGAACTGCATTCGTATCAAATATGTTTATATCACTTGCACCACTATAAGGTGTAACTTGTGTTATACAAACTAAAGAAGCATCACGAAAACTTTGAAGATCAATATTAGATGTTGATATTCCTTTACCATATCTTTCATTTCTTAAAAAATCTAAAATACAAAAAGCTGGATTAGTTGAATAAGTTGCACTAGATTCATTCAAACTAGCATCTAGTGTTACTATTTTTTTTCCTTTTATTTTAGCTTGTATCTTTGGTATGCTATTAAATGCATCTTGATTCCAAGTAAAACGTGCCGCCAAATATGCTATCCCAGAAAGTTTATGATTAGAGGTCCAATTAGTTAGAGTTGATAACAAACTTGAAGCTGACTGACTATCAGAACCAAAGAAAGCCTGTAATTTAATTAAAGATTCAGCACTAGAACCCTCTACTGTTGGATCAGCTTTGAAGAAATTAGAATCACTTGAAGCAACATCTCTTTCAGTACCATCTGTTAAAGCACCATCAAAAGTAACTGCCTTGTCATCTATTCTTATTTCTTCTATCGAATTTATTTCACCCTCACACATAACAAGAGCTACGTAAAGGTAACGATTATCTGTGCCACTAGTTTCTATAAATATCCTTGTGCCTCCAAGTAATCTTTCTCCATAGCAAATCGGTATCGAAGCATCGTTTGATTGTTTATTTACAAGGATACCTTTTTCAAACTGATCAAAATCACTATCTCCAAAGTCTGGTATATCTGGTATATCTATTAACCACCCTATTGCCTTTTCGACAATATCCATAACAAAATCTATTGCATCATCTATAATATCTATTGGATTAGGACACATACTTATAACCTTTTATTAAATACATTTCCTACTGTATCAAACTTTAGAAAATTGTATAATTTTTTTACTTTTTCTATTCTAACACCAACACTTGAAGCTGGTCTAAATTCTAATGCACCTTTTGATCTAGCCCATTCTTCTGATTTTTTTATCAATTTTATTGGTAACATAATACTACCTCTTTTGTTCGGTTTAATAAATAAACCTAAATCAAAACAAAAAATTTCATTACTAAAAAAATATTTAGATAACATTATAACCATAGCTCCTATTATTTCATTATCTTCTACTGCAATAAATCCTGTACCTTTAAAATCATTCTTCAAAAGATAGTCAAACTGTTTTTCTAATCTTTCTTCACTAAATGGAATATCTTTAAATTTACTTTCAGACCACATTATCTCACAAAGTTTTATTAAAGGTTTTACATCTTCTTTTTTCCAAATTCTAATTTCCATTACACTTTACCCCATTTAATATCTTGTACTGTTAATGCTGAAAACTCCATACCAACATCTGTTGAAAAAAATTTCTGTTGCGAGTTAGGATTGGTTTTTCTACCATTTACTTTATCGAAATCTGCCCAATGCGAAACTATAGTATATATTATATCTGTTTCTTCCTCTGTTTCTGTAATTTCAAATTTATCTATGTGTCCATCATAAAGTAAAAAAGGATCAGCAATAAGTGCATTGTTATCATCTAACATACCTCTAAATATTTTTACTGAATCATTAATTACATTTTCATTCAAAGTAATTGATAAAAAAGATTGATCAACACCAGATATGCCAAGTCTTAAAGATGATTTAGTTATACCTACTTCTTCAGTAAATTGTGATACACCTTGTAGAAATCCTGTTGAGGTATAAGTTACTGAACTACCAGATACTGAGCTTGTTAGTTGAAATGAGCAATCAGTTACATTTTGAGGTGTACCAAACCCAAAAGTAATTAAATGTACTGGTCTTAATACATTTGTTGCTAATTCATTTTTCAGAGCCGTCGTTAAGTTTCTCGTCATAAATTTCGTAAGTTGTTCTATTTATTTTTTCACTACCTTTTATCATAACAAAACTAAAACTTCCATCAGGGATATTATGCTTTCCAAGATCATTTGTTTTTGTATTTATATCGACTTCATCTACAACTTTTTCAGCTATAACATCAACATTTATCCAATGTCTTACCAGATATTTTGCCATTAGAGAGCTTCTTCAACATCCAATTCAAACTTGTATAAAACATTTCCATCTTTATCTGCACCAACTTGTCCAAACTCTTGCATGTCATTTATTAAATAAACTGTAAAAGGTACATTGTTATAAGTTACTCCCTCGTCATTAGCTAACGCAGTTCTTAATGGTGGCTCGATAGTTATTGTACTAGCATTTGATGAGCTTGTTACATCTGCAACGATCATATATACTTTATCATGACCAAATTTTATTACATCACCACTTTTAAATCTACCAGCTCCATCTCCAGCATGTCCATCAATATCGATTGTTGTATCTCCAGCAGTGTGTGCACCATTAACTAATATAGTTCCTGTTTCAGTTCCTCTTGTTGTAGATATTTCTGGTGGAATGATTGTAAAATTTTCTTTTCCTGATCTTTGTTTAATTATAAAAGCCATAAGTTCTCCATATATATCTGATCTTTTTCCTGTAATTATATCTGCTGTAAATCCAAATTTCTGTCCATCTAATTGTCTTGAAAATTTTTTACCACTTGCAGATTTAGATATTAAAGTTTTTTGATTACTTTTAATTGTTGCTACTCTGAAAGCCGCAGTTGATATTGGAAACGCACCTGACATTATATGATAGCCTCTCTTCCTCTTTCATTAACAGATTCATTTATTATTCTTGAAATAGTACCACGTCTTTGTACTAATAGTTGGTCGAATGATCTTGCGTCAACAGTAGTTATATTAAAATTAACATTAACAGGTCCACCGCCTGTACCTCTTGCACTTTGAGTTATTTGTCCAGATTGGTTAGGAATGAAAAGTTCAGGTCCTCTTTCTCCTACTACAAATGGTTTTCCTTTTGATACTGATCCGCCTGTATGTCTTCCAATAAAAGGTATTCCACCACCACCTCCCATAGCCATCAAAATTGCTTGAAGTGCAATCTGTCTTTTTAAAGATGATTCTATATTATGATTAGTTGTCAACTCATCTTTTTTAAATTTGTTTAATATCTTTTGCTGTATAATAAATTGTATAAAGGTTGCTAATACTTCTATTAATATTCTTTGAGCTATTTGTTTCATAGTATTTTCTAAATCTTTTCCTAAAACTATCGATTCAGCAAGACCTCTAGAAAAACTTTTGATTCCACCTACTATACCTTTAGCAATAGTTTGATTTAAACTTTCTACATCTTTTTTTATAATATCTAAAACACCCTCTGCAATTTTATCTAGCTCTACACCTAAATTTTTAGTTTCTTCTGTTGATCCTTTTAGTTTATTTAAAAGTTCTTCGACTTGTTTTTTTGATATTAATGCTTTTGCTTCTAGTGAATTCAAAAATACTTTTAATTTTCCTATTGATGAATCTAACTCTTGATTAGCTCCCATTGTTTCATCTTTTAAATCTTTCATAGGAGTTTTCAGTTTTTCTGCGGCTTTCCTAAAGTCCTCTATTACTATTCTTCCATTCTTTACTCTCTCTGGGAAAATTTTGAAAAACTCTAAAGCATTAACTAATTTTTCTAAAAAGAATGCATAAGCATTAGTTAGATCTCCTAAAAATCCTCTTATACTATCAAAAACACCACCTATTAATAATAATATACCTTTTCCTAATCTTCCTAACATTAAGAAACCAATTAAACCAAAAGTCTGTACTCCAGATGGTAATGATTTGAAAACATCAAATAAATTTAATACTGCACTACCAACAAAACTAAATACTGGTTTTATTGCCTGTATGATTGTAGCTGAACCTATAATAATTCCTTTTGTTGCTGATATTAAACCAGCACTTAATTTAGCTCCAAACTCTGCTAGTAATCCTTCGTTTTGCTCTATTAATTTATTTACCTCGACTAAACCTTGTTTGACGAAATCAAAAAATCCAGCTTGTCCTGTTTCTAATCTAAATTTGAATAATTTATCTGATAACATCGAGAGAGTACCAGCAAAAGTTGTTGATAATACTTCTGTTGCTTTTTCAAACTCTCCACCCTCTCCAAAAAGTTCTCTAAATCTTTTTTTTGTTTCTTCTATTGTTACCACTGCTCCAGCTTGAAAACCTAATAAAGCTCTTACACCTCTTTCTCTAAAAAGGTCAGCCGCACCTATACCAGATGAAAATGATCTTTGAATTTGCTCTGCTGTTGTTCTAAAATCTAATCCTGTTACCGAAGCTATGTTTCCTGTAAGTTTTAATATTTCATTAAGCTCGTCTGCATTTTTTGTAACTACTGCAAGATTACCAGCACCAGCCTGTATTTCTTCTAACGTAAAAGGAACTTTAGAAGCAAAGTCAATTAAACCTTTGAATGCTTTATCACCCTCTTTGACACCTTTGAATAAAAATGCAAATCTTAATCTTAATTGTTCTACGTTTGATCCAACATCTAAAATTGATTTAACAACTAAACCACCACCAATACCAACTAATGCAGATTGAACAGAAAAAACAGCACTTTTTAAATTTGCTAATCCTGACCTAACACCAGCGAAAGCCTGTCTTGTTTTATCCTTTGCTAGAATGTTAAGTACTAAATTTTGTGCCATCGTTACCTTGCTTTATTAGTTTGTGCATTGTGTTCATCATTTTCTAATGAAATATATGCTAACCAATGATTATATTCCCACTCTTCCATTTGTAAAAGAGTAGTTAGAGATATTTTTAACCTATCAGCGACAATAAGTAAATTTCTAATTTGAGGATTAAATTTTAGTTTTTTTTTACTTCATCTGGAGAGATTACTTGAATCATAGCAGTTGCTATCCGAGATAATACATCAGAATCTACTTTAGTTAATAAATCCATTTTATCTTCTAATTTAAAAATCTTTTTTCCATCTTTGTCTAAAGACTTCATAACAACAATATCAGCTAATATGCTAACGTCTGTCATATTATCAGATTTTTTAAATAGTTTATTTTTCTCGTACAGATTAATAGGATTCCAAAATAAAACAGTAGGCTTTCCATCTTCGTCTTTCCATTCAGGAACTTCGATAGATTGTACTCCAATATTCTCAAAGTGAGATTTGGCTCTGTCTAGTATTGACATAAATTATTATTCAGTTCCTATTGTTAAAGCACCTGTTCCTTGAAAAGTTACTGATCTAGTAACAATTCCATCTAAAGGCTGTGATACTGACATTCCTGTAATAACACTTGCTCCCTCAAATTTTCTGTCGCCTGTTGAACTACCCTCTGGTAATAATTTAAAAGTTATACTTGCACCAGCCGTTAGTGATGTTTGAACACTATCAGCTTCGTCAAAGTGCATTTCTAAGCTACCAGAAAAAGATGTTCTACCAGCAATGAAAGTTTTTGAAGCATCAGCCATTTTTGTACTTTCAACAACATCTCCTGTAGTTTCGATAGTAAATGAAACAAGTTCTCCAACTGCTGAACCGCCAACTACTACTTCACCCTCTTTACCATGATGTACTGCCATATTTTTCTCCTTGTAATTAATTATTTATATTAGTTTTCTTCTTCTTCGTCAATATCTTCATCTTCATCTTCTTCAAAAGTTTGTTCTTCTTCATCTTCCCATTCTTCGTCAGATTCATTTTCTTCTGCTTCTTCTACCAAATCTTTTACTTCTTCGCAAAGCAAACTTTCTTTATCGTGAAGTTTTTCTATCGCATTTATCTTCTTTTTGATTTTATCTAGTATTTTTTGTAATTTCATAATCTATCCTATGGTGTTGCCGCTTGATGTTCATATATCACACGTACAGTAATTAGTACAGCTCCATATGGAAATAAACTACCAGCATCAGTTTCTATTGATATAACCTCTGTGTCTAAAGCATTTCCATTTCTGGTAATATCAGATTCAAGTGCAGTTTCAATAGCAGAAGCTAAATTATTTCTTGCTGTATCTATATTACTTTCACTACCTTTAACGTATCCTGTAATACCAAATTCTAAAGTACATATTCTTGTTTTAGCACCACTACCCATTTCTTGATCTTCTTTTGTTTCTTCAATAGTTTGAATTAATACTGCTGGATATTGTGCTTGTGATAATTCATCTAGTTCAAAAGGTTGTCTTGTAACTTTTTTTACACTTGGACTAGATATGCTACTTATCACAGTAACTAAATTTGATGCAATGTTTTCTCTAGTACTCATATTCCTAATCTTCTAATTTCTTTTTTTAAAAAATTTTCGTAGGTCCTTTGTATCACTTTTTCTGTCTTTTTGTTAAAACCAAAAAATTTTCTTTTAGGTAAATTACCCATACCTTTTTGATGGAATAATCCTTTAGTAGCCTCTCTTGGTGATCTAAAAAAAACTTGTGCTTTACTTCTTGATACTACTTTAGAAGAAATACTTTGTAACATTTTATTTGTATCTTCTAGATCTACAGTTGTCTTACCTTTTAGTTCTGCATAAGCTGGAGAGTAACCTATAAATTTTTTACCATCTTGATCTTTTCCTGATTCAGTTCTTTTTACAATTATTGTTTTTAATTGTTCACCAGCTTGATCTAAACCTTGTTGAATTATTCTAGGAAATCTATGTAAAAATTTAACGTAACGTGCTTGAACTTTTCTAGCATTAGAAGTTATTTTTAAATCTAAAGCCATTATCTATTTAATCTTCTGTAACCATGTAAAGGCTCTCTCTCAGCTTTTGATATAGATGCATTGTCGTCTGAATCATATTCTACACCATCTTCAAGTATCGATCTAAACTCTTTATTATACTCAGACATATAATATTCAGCCATTCTTTCAAATCTATCTTTATCTGCTTCTGGTCTAAATTTTGTTAATGCTGGTAAATAAAATCTTCCAAGAAATAAATAAACACCAGCTCTTTCAAACTGATCTAAATTTATTTTTGTATTATCCATTTCTAAAGTATTCAAAACTGTTATGTCTGTATACACGTTGGTTTTATAAGTAGGAAACCATTGTATTCTTAACTCTCTTAAAATATCATTAGTTGTTTGTGCAAGAAAATTTACTGTTTCAGTTGCAGTTGTTGAGATACCAAAATCAAAAGCATCAGGTTGATATTTTAAAATATCAGATGTAGTGATAACGTTGGCTCCTGTAAAGTTAGCCATTATCTAATACCCATTAACCAGTTGAATATTTTCTTAATCTTTTTTTTTAGTTTTTTTAACATTTTTTTTCTTCTTTGGTTTTAGTTGTACGACTTTATCTACCAAATCTACAATTTTTGATTTTTTTAATTCTTTTTTAACATTTGCTAAAGGTACAAATCCTCTAGCTTTAAATGAATCTTTGTTAGCTTCATATTGTTGTTTGCTTCTAACAATAGTTTTTTTTCCATTAGTTAATTCTATATTCATAATAACTCCTAACTCCTATGGGCGATTTCTCGCCCATAAGAAAATGATTATTAGCTTACTATACTTGAATCACCTTGTATTTCAACACCATAAGTATCATGTAGTTCTCCTACACCATATACTGCTGTTGCTACAATTTCATCAGCTCTTAAACTAGCATCTCTTTGAGTTTCAATTTTTAGGTCCTGCATCATTGCCATTCCTAAAGCATCTCTATGGAACATTGCTGATTTGTAGTCACCAGCATTTCCTGTATTAGCGATGTTTGAAGTTTCAAAGATTCTGATTCCACCTAGAGTACCGATGAAACCATTTCTTAGTGCTTCGTTTGCTAAATCAGATACGTTACCAGATGTTGCAAATGTATTTGTGATACCTTTTTTCAAATCATAAGCAATATCAGGATGAAAAACTGCTACAACATCATTCAAAGGAACATTGTTTCTTCTTAATGTTGCTAGAGCTTGGAAAAAATGCTCGACAGTTACAGCCGCACCAGTAGATCCTACTGTGTTTGAGAAACCATCAAATAGAGCAGTCATGTCTAAGTCTTGTTTCTTTGCGATTGCTTCACCGAATAATTTACCAATGTCTGCCGCTACATTTCTTGGAGCCGCATTTCTTGCTAAATCAGTTAGTGTTGTCATTATTCCATTCTCACTTGCAGTTATTGTAACTGAAGTTGGGTTTACTTCTGTGTTGGCTAAATCAGTTGCTTCGTTTACTGCTGAAGCTGAAACAGTACCATAAATTGGTACCTCTACTGACTTTCCACCACCAGATACAGCATAATTTCGTACAAGCGGTCTCATTATAGACTGCTCGTTTGCTACGAATAATGCTTCTGCAACAATCTCAGTATATAGTTCCGAGAGTGTGCTACTTGTTGTTTCGTTCGACATTTTATTTACCTATTGTTATTTATTTAAATTTATTTGAACTGCACCACTATCACGTTGTTTACGATATTCAGCATATCGTTTACGATCCTCTGGTTTGCTCAAATCTAAGTCCTGAATATTAAAAGGTTTTACAGTTTTCCCCTCGACACTAGACTGGCTTCCTGTTCCAGACAAAGACCCTTTACGGAAGTGTGGGTTAGTATCTAAAAACTCTTTTACTCTTTCTTCAATCGTAAGTAGTTCTCCTTTAGGATTATACCTAATGTTTTTATTATTATCAAGTATTTCTACTCGACCATCATCATTATAATTTACTTCATTTTTCAATAAAGAAACTACTTGATCAGGAGCTATCGCATTATTTTTTGAAGCTAAAGATAAAATAGAATTATCTACATTGATTGTTTTTACTTTGCTTTTCCAATCATTAAGTTCTTTATCTTTTTCAGCAATTCTTTCTTTCATCAAATTTTCAAGATCAGCTTTTGTTTTAGCTTCTTGGATTTGTTTTTCCTTTGCCGCTTCATCTTCTTTTTTTTTCATTTCGTCTAGTTGTCTTTGCTGTTTTGCTTTTTCTGATTCAAGTCTTTGCTTGATTATGTTATCAAGTTGTTCTTGTGTGAAAGTGTTTTCTGTTTTCACTTCGTCAGTTTTAGTTTCTTTAGCCTGTTCTTCAACAGCATCATTTTTCGGTTGATTAACCTGATTTTCTTCTGACATTTTATCTCCTATTCAATTATTAATTTTCCGTTATTGTCATACCAATCTTTATTGACAAATGACCATTGATGACGACAGTTATATCCTCCTCTTACGATAAAAGGATCACCAGCTTTTTTGCCTGTCCAATTTCTTCGCCAAAGTTTTCTGACTTCATCAATAGTAAAAAGTCCACCTTTTCTTTTATCATATCTTCCGTTTCTGACAAGCCTACAGAAATCTCTGGTTGTTGGTATATTGCTACCTTGATAAACTACAAATTTCAATCCAGCATCGTTTGCCTTTGCTAAATTAAGGGTTGCATCGAACTCTCTCAAAGAATCATTTAATATCTGACCAGCATATCTTTTCATGTTTTCTCCAGCTCTATCTCTTGCAAATTTAGATTGTAGTGTTTGTATATTTTTATCTAATCTAGCTCTTACAACTTTGCCTTGTGTAGTTCTTTTATCTAATCTTCTAACTCTTACTTCATCACGTTTGATTGAAGCTACAAGTTTATTTACTTCTTCATCTTTTGCTGAAGCATATATACCATTGATTGTACGTCTTAAATCATCTTCAAGTTCTATTGGATCACTACCTATAAGAGTATATTGATAAACTTTTTCTGATAATCTTCTTGTGAAAGTATTTGAAACATCTTTAAATTGTGTGTAGGTTTGTCTTTTAAGGTTTTGTATTAATGTTAAATCAGATTGCGTAAGCTGTTGAAACTCTACAGGAATATTACCGATAGTCCTAAAAGCTCTTTCAACTCTCTTTGCCTGTTTATTAAAACCTTGTCTTACAACAGTATCAGACCACCCTAAGTATTCTCTTTCTAAAGTTTGTCTAATTAAAGGTTGAACTGCAATCGCAGACTTTAAATTAAATAATTTAAAATCATCATTCTTTGGTATTTGTTTATTTACTAACTCAACTATCTCTCTTTCAATTTTATCTAATGTTCTGATTAATGTTTCGTAGTATTGTGCTTCTGCGACCTCAATAGATCGTATTCGATAGTTTGTAAAATCTTCTACTATATTCGACATTCATTAAACTTCTTCTTCTTCTACTTCTTGAGTTGTTTCTGGCTCTTGAACTTCGTCTTGTGTAAACTGTCCTAATTCTTTTTGTGCTTCTATCTCATCAAATATAATTCCAAGTTTTTCATCATCATCAACAACAGCTCTTGCGATTTCTTTATCAATCTCTTTTTGTAAAGTAGGAGATTCAATATTGATTGCTTTAGCTTGTTGGAAATATGCAAGGTCAGTAGCATAATCTCTAATGTTAAAAGTATCTGGATAAGTTATCTCTCCATCGAAAGTTGCATTTTGAAACATAGCATAACATCTAAAAATTTGTTCTTCAGCTATCTGTAAGTTATCTGCTTTTTCTGAAAGTCTTGCGTTTAATAATTCAAACTCTGTTTGTAATGCTATACCAGATGATACAGCTTGTTTAGTTGTTCTTACTGCTCCTGTATGTGCAATTCTATTTATAGATTCAACTTTATGATTTATTGATTGCATAAGCCCTTGTAGATTTTGTCCTGATGGTTGTAACAAATAAGGTTTTAAATTAGGCTCCATCTCTTCTGGCATCTCTATAACTGCACCAGCTCCAGCACTAGCATTTACTGATGGAGTTTTTACTAATGATGGGTGATTAGTTAATCTAATTAATTGTTCTATCTCTGAAAGTTCGTTGTAGATTGATTTTTGCAAATCAGCAATATCTGCCAAATCGGAAATTCCTAAACCTTTTTTGTGGCTTTTCGAATTGTAAAGAATAACTGCTGGTATTCGTCCGATCTGGTTATCGGCAGTATCTATTGTAGTTGGATCTGATCTATCGTCTTTTGAATAGACTGTTTCTATTCTATCAGGATACCATAACTTAAAATACGTGCCACCATCTTTATCTACTTCCTCTCTAATCTTTAAATAATCTAAATAATATTTTCCATTTATCTCACGTTTAAAATTCCAGTCTAAAACGTTTTCTGGTGTAACTAATGATATGTAAGGTCTTATGTCTTGATCTAGTTCTTCTGCTCTTGTTCTTGTTTGTATTGTTGGTTTGTCTAAAATTAAAAAACAATGTCCATATATTGATGAATATATTTGTGCTTGTTTCATAACACTATTAAAACTATTACCCTCTAGGTCAGCATCTTTCAAGAATGATTCTAAACTTGCTTCATCACCCATTTCTCCAAAATCTCTTGAGGCTTTAACTCTAAATAAAAATGATGAATATATTTGGATAATATTTTTACAATGGTTATCGCATGGTGTGTTACCAAGTCTTTGATTGTATTCGTTATCTAGTTCAAGATTATATCTGTTTAAGTATTGTCCGATAGTATAATCATAACCACCATTATAACTACGAATAAAATATTCCCATTGATTTACATTTTCTTTGTAATCTTTGTGAGTTTCGAATGCTTCATCTCTTGAATAAGCCATATTATTTATGTGTCCATCTTACTGGTTTGAAAGGTCTTTGGTCTGCTATTAAAGGTTTAACTATTTCAATTAAATATCCAATGCTATCGTTCATATGATCAAAGCCCTCTTCCTTATCAGGAATATTTGTATTTTCCTTATATATCTGTCTTTGTAACCCACGAACAATAATTTTGCAAGATGGATTAACAAATATGTGTCTTTTCCCTGTTGCTGATTTAAGTCTTGAATTAACTGCATTGATTCTATCTCTTATCGGACTGTGTTTCAATTTACATTTAACATTAAATCCAGCATTTTGTAAAATAGTTAAATCAGTTCTTCCACCAGCAGAAGTTTTTCTTTGCCTACAAGCTGGGTCTGGGTAACAAAATATTTTTTGTTTAGAGCCGTATCTGTTTCTTATTTCCTCTACCATTTCATCAGTATTACTTGAATAAATAACTATTTCATCTTTAAAATGTATTATATCTTTTTCTATTTGTGCAACTGAAGCTGACATAGGATCTACGTTAAAGTCTAATCCAATGTGTAAAGGTTTGCTCCAATCAATGTTATTTTGTTTAACATTATCAACAGGGTGAAAATTATAATACACAGCTCCAGCATAGTTTTCAAAAGTTCCCTCAAACTCTTGCCTGTAAGTTCTTATATCGACATCTTGTTTTGCTTGTTCTAATTCTTCTTTAGGAACCATACCACCTTGTAAAGTTGTGAACTGAAAACTATCCCATTCTTCCTCTTCTTTGCCTTTAAGATACATTCTATAAGACCAATTACCATAACCTTTAGGAGAACCACACATCAATACATCTCCTTGTGTATCTGCTATCGATGCTCTAAGGACCTCTGTCCATGCCTTTTCATCTATGTCAGCAAATTCATCAAGTATTAAAAAATCTATTCCTACACCTCTTAATGCATCGTAGTTCTCACAACCTTTTAATGATATTTTTGATCCTGTTTTTTTTATTGTAATTTGTAAATTAGATTCATTAACATTTTCTATCCAATTAAATTGATGTAGCATATCTTTAAGTTTAGCCCATGCAATCTCTCTAGCCATTTTGAAAGTAGGAGCAACGTACCAGATGTTTTGTTTTACTCTACTAGCATACTTCATCATTTCAGTAATACATAAATAAGTTTTTCCAAATCTACGACCTGATACTAAAACTCTGAATCTTTTATTGGACGATGATATTTGATACTGGGGTTTTGTTAAATTGATTTTCATTACAGCCAAATCTAATGTAGATATTATACTCATTAACAGCATCTCGTCCAAGTGCAACTATTCTGTCGTGAGCTTCTGTGTATCCAGCTATCATACATTCATAAGCATCAACATATTCTACTTCTGCTTGAAAAGGTGGCATACAATTTGTTTTTCCATCGATTACAGAACACACTAAAAAGATTAAGACAAACTTCATTTGAACTGATCCTCATTCGGTGTATTGTTTGCTACATCATCTTCCCATTTATCTATAATTTTTCTATTATGGTTTTCTTTGATTTTTTCAAGATTACTTTTTAATGTATCTATCTCAATATCTTTTAAATCAATTACTGCTTTAAGTGTATCTACTTCTTTTTCTAAAGTTGCAATTTTTACTTCTAAATCTGAAGGACCTCTATATTTTAATTCCTTACGTAATTTATTTACTAGAGCTAATCTTTTTACTATTTCTTCTTTACTCATTTATAATCCTTAATATTTTTTTCTGACCCATATATATCTCAGTTTCAGCTTTGACTTTTTTACATTCGAATCTTACGGCTTGTGGATTTACTTCACGAATGGCAATACGTTTAGACTTTAAACATTTTGATAATGATTCTTTGTAAGTGTGTTCAACAAGATCATTATTCAGATACATTATTAGAGCTATAACCATTTCCATTTTTTCTTACCTTATCTTTTAATTTTTCTACTTCATTTCTTAATCTATCAATATCTTTTATCATTCTTTGAATGTTAACTCCATTATGCATCATTTCATCTACTCTTGTAATAGTTTTTTCTAAATCACTAGCTAGACTTTCTTGAATAAGAAATTGTTCTTGATCAATAGGTTTTTGATCACTAGCTTTAAGTAGATCATTTAACATTAGCTCTCTTGATGTTTCAAGTGATGTTAGTCTTGAAGTTATTTCTGTGTACGCAAATATCCCCATCGCTACTGCTAAAATTATTCCTATCATGTTTTTGATAGGCATTGATACTGATGTATTCTCACTTACTTTCATTATCTCCAACTCCTCATACTCCAGTAGGCTGGGCTAAGTGTCTTTTGACCTCTAACCTTTTTTAGAACTCCACCCATACGAGCTAAAAAGGACCTACGTCTTGCTGGTATGTGTTTTTTAATACTCATTTCCTTACTACCGAAATTTACCTTTTTGATATTGCCTGTTCTTTTGTCTTTGACAAATACTTTGAACTTCTTAACATCTCCTCTAGTAGGAGTATTTAGTTTTACTGTTCTTCCTCTGTATTTTGCCATACAAAGTTTTTATCATAAATTATCTACATATACACCCATAAAAATAACCAGAGCCATCTTTCATCTGATGTTGATTAATTGGATAATCTAAATATTCTGTGAACTCTAATCTAATAATATCACACAAAGAAAAACAATCTACATCTGCTAATATTTTAATGTGATCAATCATTTCTTTTGTAACTTCTATAAGTTCATAGACACCATCATTTAGGATTATTAATTCCATTATCTTTTAAAATGTCTAGGTCGCCACTTGTTACAAACGTAAGTATCTTTCACACCTCTAGTACGATAAACTCCGCAGAAATAATTCCTTTGAGAAAACATTCCACAGTTACCACAGCTTCCCTCTCCTCTTTTTGCTTGTCTAAAATCTTGTGGCATTTGGTAAGGTATAAACTCTCCATTCGGATAAAAGTTTGATCTTTTCATTTTCCTTGTCCACGATATTTTTTGAATGATCTTTTTCTATTTTTGTTCATAGAACTAAATTTAGGACGTCTTCCAATACTCGTGCCATTTTCTGTCCTAGTGTACTCTATAACTTTTCCATAGAGATTACCCTTTTTCTTTGCCATTTATTTCTTCTGCATTAGCTTCGATGATTAAAGGTAATGGCTCATTATAGCTTGTTTGCTCTATTTTATCTTTTTGATCTAGGTGTTGTTTTCCAAGCCATATTTGCATTGGTACTGAACCACTTAATGCTTTCTCGAATTGAGCACGTCTTAAACTTATTTTGCCCATCTGACGACCCTTTTTTATAAGGTGGACATAATTACGTTGTAACGTCTTAGTAGATACATCACAAAATTGTGCAATTTCGTCATAAGTGCAATGTAATTGGGCTAATTTTTGCACAGCCTGTATATCAACTTTTTTAATAGGTCTAGCCATTATGTCCTTTTTACTTTCTTTTACAGAATATGATTGAATCTATAAAGCCACCCCAATAACCCTCTTGTCCTTGATGTTTTTGGTTATAGTAACTTTTTTGAATATCTACATGAAAATGTTTAGATAGTCTTTCTGCACAATCAAAAAAATCCTGCATCTTCCTATTTTTAGTGAAAGAATATTCAAATACAAGTTTATTTATGTTCGTCCAATTATGGTCGTGTTGAAAAACTTCTAACTCTGAACCCTCAATATCTAATTTTATGCAGTTTATATCTCTATGTCTTTCGAGTATTTCATCAAAACTCATACAATTTATTTCAATCGTGGGTAGTTTTTTTTTGTAATGAGTAACTAATGAATGTCGCCAAGTGTTAGGTGCAATAGTAAAGCTATGAGTACCGCCTGTTTGATTAATAGCATATTGGAATGATTCTAAAGTAGTAGAGTATTCTGTTCCTATATGTCTAATATTTTCCTGTAATATTTTGTAATTTTCTGTTTCTGGCTCATAACAATAAACTTTCTTTGCTCCATTCTGTGCCGCATATAAACCAAATACACCTATATGAGAACCACCATCTAACCATACGTCATCAGGCTCAATCTTAAAGTCTATCTTTTTTTTGCTATATGCTTTCTTTTCTAGTATTTCTTTAATTACATTTTCGTCTGAAGTATTTTTTCTAAATACAAATTTATCCAACATTTTTAATCCTTTGAAGTTCTTGGTCTGCTGTTCCACAATCAATCATCTTTTCTCTGTAATAACAAATAATAGATATTCTCTCATATGGAGTTGTTGATATTGCTGGTGTGTTTCCATGCAATTCGTGAACATCAAATAATGCTAAATCACAATTTCTTACATCTACTGCTACACCATATCTAGGTATTACTGTATAGGCTCCTGTATATTCGCCTGTTTGTAATACTGCTAAATTTCCAAAACCCTCTTTTAAATCTCCAGCATCATAGTGAGCCGCAGTCCTAAAATTTTTATTTACTGTTACTGTTGTAAATACTGTATCGTGAATCTTAAAGTCATCACTAGTTTTATCCCACATCTGCTTTTGATTCTTAAAACGTTCTGGCAATGTTTCAGCAAACACTTTAGAGATACTTTGAATATAAGGTAATGCGTCTTTATAAGTTTCAAAATGTTTTTCAGTAAATGATGTTTGACGACAATCT